CATCAACCTGATCCATGTAGTATTTCTTGCGTTTGCGTTCTACTTCCCTGTTATAGTTGTTACCAACTTTTTCAGTGTGAATCATCAAATCAGAATTACCATTAATTAGGTTTACATACTTGTCCTTTAGGCTTGGTTTGTCCTTTGTAGCGTTGCCATTATCATCATATTCAGATACTTGCCGGCTGATATAAATGACATTCATAGGTAGGGCCTTTAGATCAATTACCATTTCAGTAATTGCCTGATTGAAGAAGTCATAGCCTTTCCCGTAAGGAATTTCTGACAAAGATTTCAAGCGGGGCTTTCCGGGCGGTGTCAATTCATCACAAACAGCAATCTTGATCATTTCAATTACATCATCAATAACATCAACTACCACCGTCTGGTAAGTGTGTTTTTGAGTTTGCAAAGCCAAAAGAATTTCACCAATTTGAGAAATGACGCTTTTAGTAATTCGCCCTTGTTCATCCTTTTCGTTCACTAATTGAATACTTGGTACAGTGTTTGCTTCAGCGTTACCATCTGTATTTAAAACGATAGGCGCCGGGAACTCGTTAGCTAGGTAGCTTTTCCCGGACATGGTTTCGCCGTAGAAGAAGAAATTTCGCGGTGTGTCCTTTGGTATCTGTGGTTTGTTTTCTGGTAATTTAAAGGCCATTTTATTCACCTCTCCAGAATGGTTTTCGTCCAACAAATCCGTTTGCTAATGCTTTTGCCAAAATTTGTTTAAACTCGTCTGAATCATTTTTTTCAATTTCGCGGATTTCATCACCGTTTGGATAAGTCAATTCAAAAGTTGCGTTGACTTCAATGATTTCAGCGCCAAAGGCTTTAGCAAGGTTTTTGAGTTCTTTCTTTTGTTTTTCATAACCTTCCTCACTCATGGTAATGGCGCCTTGAATTTCGTCGGTGTAAGAATTTTGGAAGGCTAGGCGTCCGCGGTCTTTGTAGCTTTCCAAATATTCGCCATTTTCTTTATCGCGGAATACATAATATTTAGCTGTTACTTTAGTCATTGTTTAAATCCTCATTATCTTTCTTTTCTTGTTTTGTTGAACGTTCCCCCAAAAGGAACCCTACCATAAAAATTAGTGTACTGAATACAATAGTTTCAATATTCATTTTTATCCATCCTTAAAATAAAATTCAATAACGTTTACGTCATTTTGTTGCCGGCTTCCTGTGATCCGCCAAAGTAATTGCCTGTAATCGTCATACTCCCCGGATTCTTCACTTACCGGATCTAAAACCACAATGGTTTTATACTTATGTTGTAAGCCGTCCACCCCTACGCCTAAAACTTGACTGGTAGCAACTACTACCTTGTTTTCTAGGCCTTCTTGTCGGTCCCCGGTCCATATTCCTATTTCCGGGTGTCGGTCATGGATCACATTTACAACCTGTTTAGACTTGCTTACTATCAGCATATCTTCAGGGCTTCGATCTATTAGGCCGTCCAGAGTGGTCAAAAGCGGGGTATCTTGGTTAATTGGTTTTAACTTTGGGAAGTCAACTTCTACCCCGGTT